GTTGCTAAGGAAGCTATATTGAAAGCCAGAAAATATCGCGCGTACAAGGACGCTAAAATATTAAAGGAAGTGAATCATGACTAAAACAATAGAAGTCCCCGAATACACGTTACAAGTTCTTTTGCTAGAGTCATTCCGGCACTGCCTAGGAAGACAGACCTACGCGGTGTCTGAGTGCGTTGAAGCGCTTATGAAGTATTGGTCGGTATTGCCGGAGGCTTGGCAAAAGCAGATCAAACAGGATATTGGAGATGCTATGAAGAATGGCACTTATGGTCATTTGTGTGATTTAAAGGAATGGGAGAAGATTTTGGACTTTGAGGTTGGATCATGACCGCGCCGGAAAAGGTTTATATATCAAAAGCAGCTTCTAAAAGCTCTATGGGTCATTTTGATACGCAGCGATTCACGGAGTCCGATATCACCTACGTCCGCGAAGACCTGACGGGGTGGAGACCGATTGAGACGGCACTAAAAGATGGCAGTTTAATTGACGGTTTTTCGAATACGTCATTTTTCCCAAAAAGAATTCCTGATATTAAATTTATCGACGGGGCTTGGCACCAATATCTTGAGTACGATGATTGGTATCCCCTTGCTGCCCCGATAACCCACTGGATGCCATTACCCGAACCCCCGAGGAGCGAGTCGTGAATAAATGTCAATTCTGTAACGAAGATGTTTTATCTATTCTAGGTGAATATCACACATGTCCTAATTTGGAGATGTCAACGTCAAATAGTTCGATAGGTATCGTTTATACACCGAGGGCTGGGTCGTAATGGGATTTACTGAGCTTCTTTTTACAGACAGTTCACAAACAGTTACATATACATTTTTATTTGAAGCGCCGATTAAAACTAAAAAAAAATGGTGGAGGTTCTGGGGATGAAAATTATTGTTTTTTGCTTATTATGTACTTTTTTATTTATAGCTATAGCAGGTGCTATTTTTGACTTAATCGCAAGTAGAAGACAGAACGAAATAAACAAATTCATTCTCTTTGCATTAAAAAAACAGGGATTCGATATCTGCATGAAATTCGAATTGAAGGAATCTGAGTAATGAAAAAATTATGTTTTTGCCTTATCGGTTTAATGATGCTTTCCGCTTGCGGATCATATAGTAAAAGCGTTGCTAATTTAAAAGGGCATTCAGAAACAGTTATTGACGGGGTTGTTTATCTACAATTTCCAAGTGGCGTAACGGTTAAATACAATAAAGACGGGAGCGTTTCGACGAAATGAAAATTAATTTTTGCCTATCTGCTTTTTTACTTGCCTTTCTTTTTTCTGAAACAGCAACGGCTAAAATACCGCTTTCAAAAAAAAGTCAATACTATCTTTTAACTGCTGACTATCATTCTACGACCAAAAACAGCCAGTTTTTTATAAAAAAAGAAAATGGAACGGATTTTTGGATAGTAAGCGGAAATGCAAAGATAGACACAAAGGAACTAATCCGTATATCAAAATGGCTTGGATCAAAAGAAGGATTGAAGTGTATTAAGGATGGTGAAAAAATATGAAAAACGAGTTAAAGCAGGGCGATAAAGTAAGCGTTAAGGTCGGCACAGAGGTTTATCAGTGCACAGTATCAACGCCGCACGTATTTCCTGATCATTGCCGTGTGGTGACTCACACAGGCGCGATGGTCACGGTCACGAAGTCTAGCGTGGAGTTGGTTCGATAATGGACGATATTTTGCATAATATTTTCATGATTTTAATTGGAGTTGTGATAGGGAATATCAGGGTTAAGAGGGTGAAGAAATGAAAGCCGCGTCTCATGTATTGCAGATGATGAAGGAAGAGTGGGACGACTGGAACAAAGACGTTATTGAATCAAGACGAATCGCTTTGCCTACTGTAACGTTTAGAGAAGCTTTTATTCGAGGGTTTGATCGCGGGGTTAAAGAAAAAGGAGAAAACAATGGAAAATAGCCAAGCAGAAACAAGAGACATCAACCAAACGTTCACATCAGGGATCATTGAATCATTTGAAGAAGTGGCAAGGCATAACGACAATGAATATCTAGATTTCACGCTAAAAGTGCAAAATGGAAAGTACGTTGATTATATCCGGTGCGGAGTCTCAAAAGACAACGTTGCAAAGGCTCTGGTATTCGGGAAAGACGCAAAGGTGATCGTTTCGGGTACAACTTCATGCCGTAGATATATGAAAGATGGCGAAGAAAAGAACGGGTTCCAAAAGATTAACGTTTTTCAGATCGAGGCTATTTATTAAATAAAATAAATTGGGGGCGGGAATGTCAGAAACTTTAGAAAGAATTTTTTTTTCATCAGTTCAGAAGGCGCCATCGACAAAAAAGTCTAAAGACATTTGTCCATACAAAAAAGAAACATGCACAGGCTGCAATTCGATGCAGATGATTAATTCTGCCTCTCGCTGGTGCTACGAATCAAGATTTGATTTAAACCGTGTAGAAGATCAAATACGGTATAAGCAAGGGGGAAGAACGCATGTTGTTGCAACAGGGATTATTGATAATAATGAGACTAACATAGAAGAAAATTTTAGACCTATTAAGTACGAGTCAAATTTAAACTATTTAAACATGTTAGAGAAAGCCTGTGAAATTAATTCTATTGGGTTCGAAAGTCTTATGCAGACGTTAAAGAGGCTATCCAAAAGAGATGGCGTAAAAATAGTGTCTAGTTTTACGAATAATCGCACCCATGCAAGAATTAAAAATTCCAATAAAATTATAATGAAAGGACAACTTACGCTTAGCTGGTGATATTAAGTGTAGATGTATGAATTAAAAAAAAGAAAAGAACACCTAAAAGAGATACGGGATATCGGAATAGAGATTTTGCGCTCACGACATTCAATTTCTGGAATTGTCGTTTCATGGGAGGAGGAGCAAGAGGACGGGAGTGCTTCAACGGTAACGCGGTACCATGGCGGGCTAAACAGATGCTCAGGCTTATCTAGGGAGACGTTAAGGCGATTGGATTCAAGACGTTGTGAAACTGATTTTATTGAGCAGGATCAAGATGATCTTTGTGTGTAAAAATAACAAAATGTAATGGGGGAAATCATGGCAAACGAGGGAAATCAGAAGCCATTAAGCGATAAAGAGAAGGCTTTTTGCAAGGAATATATTATTGATCTTAATCAAACTCAAGCCGCAATAAGGGCCGGATATTCTGAAAGATCAGCGCGTCAAACAGCTGCACGATTAATGACAAAAGATAACGTTGAGCTCGAAATACAGGGATTAATGGGCGAAAGATCAAAAAGAACTGAGATTACGGCCGATTTTGTCCTAGGAACTATCGTTGAGACTATTGATAGATGTAAGGTCGGCAACCCTGTTTTAGATAATTTCGGTAAACAAGTGCTTCACATCAAAGAAGACGGCACCGTTTCATACGCATACAGGCCAGAACACGCAAACGTACTAAAAGGCTGTGAGTTGTTAGGTAAGCACCTAAAACTCTTTACTGAGAAGGTCGAGGTTACGGATATCGGGAAAGCCTCGAAAGATGAGCAAATTGCGCGCCTTCGAGTGATTGCCTACAACGAAGGGATCACTTTTGAGGAATTGTGCGAGAAGGAGGGGATAGCGAATGATTGAATGTGACCATAACTTGGAATGTGCCCGTAAATATCTCATTTTTTATTTAAATGCTTTTAATAGAACGAGACTCCAAATAAATAGGTTGGCATTTCTTCGATTGGTATCTGAAAAATATAGAGAGTTTTTAGGGAACCCTGAAAAATACGTAATAAATGGGCGAAAATGAACATATTTTGTATTTTTGACGCATTTAAATTTGACGGCAAAATTAAGTCTAAGTTTTGTAGAAAAGAGGGCTATGACAACGTAGCCAAGGATCTTGAGCTTGTGGGTAATGACCTGCACGTAGCAGTATCTGATTTTGAGTCGGCTTTAGGAATAAAAAATAATTTGATGTCAAATAATGAGTAATCTGCTATCAGTTATCGAAAAATACAAAACGATCTATAACGCTAGGCTATTCCGTAAACGCTTTATACCAATTGAAAAAGTAGCGCGTAATCCTAGCTTGTATGGCTTTAAACATGAGCCCATTGAATCTAATGCGCAGCAAAAGGCATTCATTAACGATAAGACAAAGGTTTGCGCCCTTATCGCTGCTAACCGATGCGGGAAGACTGAGGCGGGGGTTATAAAGGCGCTAAGTATATGTTTGAGGCAAACACGCCCTGGGATATTCTGGATAATCACAGAATCATTTGATCTTCAAAAATCAGGGGTTCAAGTGAAGATAGACGACTATCTTAAGCCGGAAGACATCCTTGATAAGGAGTACGCGAAGAAAGACACGTACAAGTCAATCACGCTTCGTAATGGAATGAGAATAGAGTTTAAAACCTTTGAGCAAGGCGAGAGAAAGTTACAGTCTGCCAAACTTGTTGGGGCTCTTATCGATGAAGAATGTCCAGAAGAGATATACGAGGAAGTCTATCTTCGTACCGTCGATCTAAGTGGACAGGTCATTTTAACGTTTACGCCTCTAAGAGGCAGGACATGGAGTTTTCACAGGTTATTTTCATCGGAGGATGAAACGGTAGCTGTATATAAATGGGGTATGGCAGATAATATATTCATTCCTCGTGATGAGATTGCAACGCTAAGGCGCAACCTATCAAAGAAGCGCGCAAAGACCCGTCTCGACGGTGAGTATGTTAGCGCCGAAGGCCAGGTCTGGGAGAGTTTCACGAGAGAATTAAACACAAGGCAACTAGAATACAACTCAAACCTACCGTGCTATGTGTGCGTCGACTGGGGCGTGCGTTTTACAGACATCGGATTCTATCAAAACAACAAGACAAGTGATGAACATTACCTAATTGATCACCTTCGGTTTGAGGGGGCCGGATATCAAAAGGTTATGCAAGCGATCATGAGAAAACCTTACAATGTAGAGCCAGAAAACTATTTCTGTGATCCCGCCGGAAGTGCAAGAAATCAAGGCACAAAGTCAGGAAGGAGTTTGCTTGCTGAAATTGAAGATGAATTTGATGTTAAGTTTAGATACAAGAAAAAGCTAGGCATAGAAGAGTCCGTCGAAATTGTTGATAGCTATATATTAAATGCGGTTGGGGTTCCTAGGCTTTTTATAGATGAAAGACTACTAAAACCAATCGAATGCATTGAGAATTACGTGCGCGACGCAAAAACGAACCAGCCAATCAAAGATGGCAACGTAGATCACTTTTGTGACCAATTACGCTACTACCTCGCAAATATGTCTCAATTGCGTAAACAAGATAAATGGGGGCAACGTTGATATAGAGGTGATATAAGGCATGAACCTTTTTAATCCTGAGCCACAGGGCGAGGCTTTAGCCCAACAAGCCCTTTATTTCGCAAAGCATGTCCAAAACACTAAACGAAGAGAAGATATGCAGAAGCGTATCGATTTCTATCACGGTGTTCAGGTTGATTACCTGATAAAAGAATTAAAAAAACAGTTCACTAATTTTAATCGAATGAAGCTTCAATATGAGTTTTTCAATATCACAGAAATGATTATTGATGAGCTTTCAACGCTGTATAGCGAAGAGCCTATTCGAAAGCTCAATAACGCTACAGAGTTAGACAAAGAGATTTATGACGAGATAGTCGGAACATCAGGTCTTAATCTCACATTGAAAGCTCTAAACCAGTACACAAAACTTTGCAAGACGTGTTTGATTTGTCCTGTATATCGATATGACAAAATAGAGTACGACATTTTAACCCCTAATATTTTCGATGTAATGCAAGACCCTTTAAACCCGACAAAGGCAAAGGCCGTCATCTATTCACAGTCAATCGATGATTCAAACCCGTTAAACACCCCATTTTATGGAAACACTGGTGGAACAAAAGGCGTTGATCCTATGCAATTAATAGGGCAAGTTTATTTTTATTGGGATGAAAAGAGCCAAATTTGTTTTTCATACGATTATAAGAATGGGCAGTATATAGCCAAGATAAACGAGCAAAAAGGGAATAAGGATAATATAAATCCCTACGGACAGCTGCCATATGTCGTTGTGCGCGACAAATTCCCCGTTGATAAGTTTTTTATTGAGGGGGGGGATGATTTAATCAATGCAAATATTCTTTTAAACATAAAATTGACAGAGTTAAACTATTTAACAAAAATGCAGGCGTTTA